AGAGAAGTTAATGCAAGAATTTCTCAAGTAAGTGGTTATAGTAATGTTATTGGAGGTTATATAAGTGCAGCTAGTGGTTATGCATCAGAATTATCTTCAAAAATTGCAATTGCTACTGGATATATAAATGAAGCAAATGCAAGGTTACAGCAAGATGTAACTAAATATCAATGGTATAGCGATCAATATGCAAAATTAAGTGCTGAATATCAACGTGGTTTAGCAGCTTTAAAAGGAGCTTAAATGACAGTTAAAAGCGTATTTTCTCAATTAGAAAAATTATTTGGAAGAAATCCAGAAGCATATCTTATACAATTAATGAATGATGGTTTAATGGATATAGCTAATAAAAAAGGTGGATACACTGTGTCTGCTACTACAGATTTAGAAAAAAATAAAAGATGGTACGAGCTTCCAGAAAAAGTATTAAGCATAGAAAGAGTAGAGATTTTGGATACTAACGATAGATATGTATTAGTTCCAAAGCTTTCTGATCCACATAAGATATTAAAAGCAGATACTGATGCATCTGATGATTCACTAAAATAGGAGACTAAATGGCTAATAGAAATTATCCAAATAATTATTTTGCATGGTACAATGATGATCAAAGATTAGCAATTTTGTGTGAAGATTCTGTGTCTAGCTCTGGGGAAAATACTAAAGAAAAATATGACACATTTCAAGAAAATGGTAATTTAAGTGGTACTATAACAGATTTAGATGGTAGTGGTTCTACTGCTACAGCTACAAGTAATTTACATGGGCTTGCTACAAATGATAGAGTTACTATAAGTGGCACAACAACATACGATGGAAATTATACTATTACTGTTACAGATGCTAATACATTTACATTTTCACATTCTGGGTCGACAAGTGATGAAACTGGTTCTTTTATATCACTATTTATTGATAATGGTCTTAGGATAACATTTAAATCAAAATATGAAACAGTAACTACTTTAACTCAAAATTTAGATGATGATATTGGACTAGATACAAGCCTTCATCCTCAATTAGTTTGTTATGTAAAAGCAAGGTTATATGAAGATCAAGGAAATTTTGAACAAGCAAATTATTTTAGACAGATGTACGAAAGTCAAATGATGAAACAGAAATCTCGAAAGTCTGGTGTTCGTGGTTTAGCTGTACCAAATTTATAAAGGATATATATGTCTTCAACATCAACAACATGGACAACAGATGCAAATACTGATAAAACATCAATATCTTCATCTAGTTTAACTTCAATTACAATTGGAAGCACAAAATGGACTTATGATGTTAATGCAAACGCAAGTTCTTTGTCAACAACATCTTGGTCTTCTGAGGGCAATACACAATAATTAATAGGAGAGATAATGAGTAAAGTAAAAGAAACAGAAGTAGTAAAACCAACAGCAGATGAAAAGGCACAAGAAGCTATTAAAAATCTACAATTACAGTTAGATGAACATAAAAAGCAAGCTGATTATCATTCTACTATGGCAATGAAAGCACAAGGTGCATTGGAAGTATTACTTCAATTGCATCCACAAGAAGAAAATAAATAACACGCTCACGCTCTGCCAAGAGCTTAAAGTGTAACTCAAAAGGAGAATAAACATGGCAACAAACCCATTACATAAATATACAGTAGCAGAATCTAATAATCTGCAAGTATATGAAAATTATTCATATGAAGTATTAAATTTAGTCGCAGAAGATTCAGGTGCATGGGGTTCAGCAACAAATATTACAGAATCTAATCCAGCAAAAGAAGTTGTATTAATAGAGAAGGTAGCCTATGAATCTGCTGATGAATTTTATATAGTTCTTAATGATGCTGTAGATGCAAATGATTCTACAACAGTAGATGGAACTGATTCTAAAGTTATTATTGTTCCTCAAGAAGCATTACCTTTTACAATAAAAGGTATGTTAATAACGAAATTAGAAATAGCTGTAAATGATGATGATAGCTCTGAACGTCTTGGCGTTTTAGCTTTTCATTAAGGAGATAACATGGCAACAAAACCATTACATAGATATACAGTAGCAGAGTCAAATAATTTAAAAGTTAGTGAAACATATTTATCTCAATTAATTACATGTTCTGCTGATGATACGTTTGTAGAAAGTTCAGATTGGGCTGGAGGGTCTACTGGCCCTGCTAAAGAAGTAACTATTATGTTAAGAAGTGGAGATACTGATGCTGTTATTACAATTGCATTAAAGATAGCTGGAAGTTATGGTGATGAAATTGCAATACTTTCATCCAGTTTACCACTAACTATAGATAGGCTTATTGTAGATAGAATTAAAATTAAGACTGATGATGGAAGTGGAAGTAGTTCTGGTACTGATGAAGTCTTTAGCATAATGTCACAACATTAATATGGCAAATTTTTCAAGAAAAAATAATAAAATAAATATATCTTCTAAAGATTTAAAGAAGGCTATTGTTGATACCAATAACAAGCTTAAAAAGCAAAATAATAGGCTTTCGTCTAACATAAAAGATAAAGAAAAAGAGCTTAAATCTTTAAATAAAGAATTTAATAGTGAGTCTAAAAGACTTTTAGAATTAAAAGAAGCTATTGAGTTTAATGAAGAAAGGTTTCAAAAAATAAAATTTGGAATTATTTTATCTGAAAAAGATTTATCTAATTGTTTAAATAAAGAAACAAAAGCTAAGGCTAATGTTATTAAATATGAAGAATCTGTTTTAGAGTTAGAAAAAAAAGAAGAACTTCTTAACGATAAAATTTCTAAATTAGAATTTTATAAATCTAAATGCGAAGAGTCTAAAATTGAGCTTGCTGGTTTTCAAGTTAAAAAAGATAAATCATTAGAAGAGCTTGATAAAATAGAAGATGAAATTGCTAAAGCTGTAGATGAAGCTGCTGAAAAAATAGCTTATTATGAAGATCAATATATAGTATTAGAGGAGCAAGCTAAAGAGCATGAAAGCACAGTAAAGCAATTTGAGGAACGTCTTATAGATACTCAAGACCTTTACAAAGATGAAAGAAATAAACTTGAAGATTTACAGGAAAAGTATAAAATAGAAAAGAAAGAGAAGGATAATGAGCTTCAAGCTATAAAAAATCTCTGCAATAATACAGAAGATAAATATATACAATGGGAGATTAAAGTTAAAAAAGCTGAAGAAAAAGTTAATAGCGAAAATGAAAAGCTTAAAAAAGCTAAAGAAAATTTTTCTAAATGGAAAATAGGTGTGTTAGAAGAAGTTGCAAAATTAAAGCTTAAAAGCAAGGTTGACAATATTGATAAAGCAGGATTGTCAGATATATTAAATGGCTAATGTAGGACAAGGAGCAGTAAGATTACTTGATTCTGATGGTGATGCATTAGATGATGGTGCAGGTAGACTTAAGGTAGTTGATGATTCATTTTCTACTTGGGAAACTTGGGCACCATTTCAAGTAAAAACAGCAACAAGTTCTGGCCAAGCTGTAGCCTTAACAGATGGAACTAATGGAGTAAATGATACTTTTACAGATGCTAAAGAAATATTATTACATGCAGATGATGCTAATAGTAGCTATATAATGGTTGGCCATAGCAATTCAACTACTATAGCAAATTCTACAATAACAAATAGAAAAGGAATAAAGCTTACTGGTGGACAAATGTTAATTCTCTCTATAAGCACATTAGCAAATATATTTACAGCAGCAGAAACTTCTGGGCAATATTTATATGTGGCAGGATTTAAATAATGTCTAAGACTAAATTAATATCCCCAGGTTCCATACCTAATCATACTTTAAAAAAGAACCTTAAAACCAATGGTAATGCTATTGAAACAGCTACATCTGATGATCATGATGTTTTAAAGACACCTTCACTCACTATTATAAAACAAGATGATAATTTAGCAAAATTCAACCCAGATGAAGTGGCTGCTGCGATAACATTTGTTGGTGAAACATCTTTTCAAAAAACAGGAGGAGCAGGACATGCTTTAAAAATAAATCCTGATGGAAATAATTTTACTGGTGGAAGAATGGCTTTATCAGGAACTGCAAGTCAACCTTGGGAAAATGAACAAGTAAATGGGGTTTTAGAGTTTCAATCTTCAAGTGGAGCTGTAACAGAAAATACTAGAGCTTTAGGTGGATACATACGCAATTTAACAAAAGGTTATGGAAATGTAAATGCGACTAATAAAGTAACAGCTGGAGGAATTATAGGGATTCAAGGTTCTAGTTCATCAAATTATGGAGCTGTTGGTGTAACACCTACAAGTGTTACTGGTAGTTGGGTAGCGTCTAATGAACAAATTATATCACAAACAGGAACTTCTGGAGGAAATGGAACTGAGGCTCAATTTAAAGTAGTTACTGATGGCTCTGGTAATCCAAAAGTAACATTAATAATGAATCAAGCTATTAGTCCTAGAATAATTTCAAATGGAGTTTCTTTTAACAAGACTAATAATACTATTACTTTATCAGGGGCAGAAAGTAATTGGTTAGCTTTAGGATATAATGCGTCAGGAACAAACCAATATGGTAGAACTAAAATGGCTGGTTGTGTTATAACTGTTTCTGGTGCTGCTGAAACTTCAAATAATGATACTTTTATTATAAAATCTTTTAATCACCCAGACACTCCTACAATAGCAACTATATGGGACAATCAATCTGATTCATGGGTTGATATTCCAAATGACCCTTTAACTACTGAGTCTGCTTCAAATACAGTAACAATATATGGAGGTGGCAGTGGAAAAAATTATACATATGGAGAAGTTATAACATTAACAGATACTCATGATGATGCTGTGGGGGCAACCTTAACAGTTGTTGTTAAAAGTGCAAATGGAGACTATCCTTCTTATACTTCTTTTGGAACATGTGATAATGATAATTGGATTGCAAGTGAAAGAATGAGAATAATGCATAATGGCAACGTAGGTATAGGAAC